AAAGAAGCGGAGAAGTTACATTATGACCTAACATAATTTTGCGTAAACATTCCTCACTTAAGTAAGTGTAATGCTCGGGTGCATCGTTTAATGGTATATCTTCAACCGTAGTTTTGTTTTCTGGGTTATCGTTAAAACTTACTATTACTTTTCGCCCTTTTGAACCTGTCAATTTTCCTAAAACTTGTTGGCTAATTTCATCCTGCATTTCAGGGGTCGGGACCCCATTAGAAAAATTCACGATTTTGGTCCCTGAAAAAGAATTTTGAACCTCATTAATCAAATAATTTGACACTTCTTCTTCTAATAGTGCGTAGCTTAAAGCCCCTTGATAATCAACGTAACTAAAATACTTCATCCCTAATGAATAAGGCTTAATGTAAAGTATTTCTATTTCATCGTTTGAAAAGCCAAAAGCACTAATTCTTTTAGGTGCATACTTTTTTGTATCTTCCCAATTATCAGAATAATAATAGGCTTCTATTTCTCCGTCTTTATTGCACTTTTCAGGTGCTAATAATTGAACTGGAATGTGGTAAGCCTTTAGAATTTTTTTATGTGATTTGTCGTAATGAACTTGTATTGCACATTGACCTAAAGCCTTTAATTCAAAACATAACTTTCGTAAGCAATCCTGATTAAATAAAGCCATCATTTGAGCGTACTCGTTTGGCTTTCTGTTAGCATCTAAGGCAAATAACCCACGTCCGTAAATTAAACGGCTTATATTGTTTATAATTGCGTTATTCGTTGTTGAATTTTTGTATCTATCTATCAAAAAAGTAAAATAAGAATTTGCATCACCATAAGTAACCCAATCTTCCCTCTTTGATTCTACTACTTGAGGCGGTTCGTATTTTGCTAAATTTATAACGTGAAAATTATTCATAAACTATAAAAGTATTTGTTGTCGAATTACTTACATACTGCCCGTTGTTAACTGAAAAACTTACTATTGGTTGGTCGGTACAAAACACCTTACCCCTATAAATTAAATCTCCGTTGTTAAATAATTCAACATTATAAAAGCGATTTTCTATTAAAGCACACTCAACGTTTAAGATTTGGTAGTAATCTTTGTCTACTACGCTATCGATGTTTATTGTAACAGGGTCGTTTGTGCTATCGTCCGTAAATATCAAAGTGTCAAACGTTGTCGAACGTGGCACGATAACCAATGGCTGAGGGCTTAAAGTTGTTGTTAATACGTTCATATAATATAAACGTTTGTTTCGTGTTCTTGTTTCTAAAAACGAAAAACCCCACCAATTTAGGCAGGGTTAATCTATGCTTGGAGAAAAGAAACCTTATGAAGTAACTACAGATGCTCCGTCTAATACAGTACCCAATAAATCTGATTCCACAGAACAATTTAAGAAATTTGCAGGTAAGTTTTCCATTCCCGTGAATGTCAAATTATAACCATTAAAATCACCCATTGCAGTTCCCGAAGACACAGTTCCAGCAGTTACGTCGCAACCTCTTTGAAGGCCTGCGATAAAAAATTGGTTTCCTTTTGTTCTAACGATAATGTGAGGACGCCCGTAAGCCAATAATTTAATAGTTTTGTGTGTAACAACATCTTGTTTCTTTAATTGAACAGTCAATACTTGCTCAAAAAATGTAGTTCCATTATCTCTTGAAGTTTGGATTGTTTGCTCAAAAGAGTTAGCCCCTTTCAATTCAAATTTGTAAACCGTTGAAACGTTTGCAATTTCGTCAATTAAATCCGTGTAAGTACCGTCGTAAGTTACATCTCCGCCAAACGCTACAGGGTCAGGGTCATAAGTTCCGTAGTTAATAATATAGATAGCATCTAAACCCGATACTGAGTCTTTACACGCTTCTAATCTTCCATTTGCTATATCACAGCTCATATTTTTATTTTTTTAATGTTAAACAAAAAAGGGTGGCGTTTATTTCACCACCCTCGATTAATTGTTAGTTTGATTAGATTCCGTAAGTAACTACGTCAGAAGCAAAACCATATTTAGCATCTGCAGTAAATCGCATAACTACACGAACGTTTTGAGAACCGTCAAGGTCACCCATATCCAAAACTCTTACTTCGTTCATATCATTCATTAAACCAGTTGCAAAATACAAATTAGATGTTTGAGCAAGTAAAGCTGTGTTAGAAGCAAGTCCGTTAGCTAAGAAAATACGAACTCCGTCAAAGTAAAGATTATCCAATACTTGATTTGTTCCTTTGTTTTCGTAACCATTAGCACCTACACCCGAAGCAGCAAAACCACCCAATGCACGAACATACGCCCTGTAAATGTTGTTAGAAACATAAAGAGTTAAATCTTCTTTTCCGTACAATGCAGCAGGAAGTGCGTCAATCATTGAACCTAATTGTGCAATAACGTTTGTAGCGTCTACAGTTGTACCTGCGATTTTTTGACCTGCAGGCAAAGCTGCGTCTACGTCTAATTGTGTCATAATACCTGCGAATTGACCTGCAGTTGAGTTAACACCTTGCCAAATTGAAGTTTCCATTCCTGCAGCAACTTTCTCAGCAGCGTGAGCAATTAAGAAATCAGCAAATGATTTAGGCAATACGTCGAATGCAGAATAACCCATTTGGATAGCATCCCAATCTGAACGGAAGTCAGTTTTACAAAGTTGTAAGTTAACTTGGAATGTTTCAGGCTGCAAAATTTTCTCAGTAAGTGTAACTGTTGAAGTTGGGTCAAAGTCACAAGTTCCATTTTTGATAATATCGTCAGTAGCTACTCGTTTGATAACTTGCTTGTACTTTACGTTAGGCATAATAGTAATTCCGCCTTTTTCTAAAGTTGGAGCAGACAATAAAGCTGCAGCAATGTACTTACCTGCGAACTCGCCTGCGTAAGTAGTTGAAATTGATTGTGTTGTACTCATTTTATTTTAATTTTTTAATTTATTATACTACAGTTAAAGTAATTGCCCCAGCTGATGTTCCAAGACCGAAAACATACCAGTTAGAACCATCACAATTTAATTCTACGAAATCTCCGATTGTGTCAGCAGAAGCAGAAAAAGTAATTGTGTTTTCATCTGCACCCGGTACGTTAACGCTGTTTACGATAACACCACCTTGAATTTTGTTTGAAGCCGCTTTAATAGTCCAAGCAGTTGTTGCAAATAATGCACCTACGATAAACTTATAAGAATGACCCGTTGCATCAGCAACCGCAGGTAGTGTAACTTGCGCTCCTGCAGCAGCGTTAAGAATAAATACTTTACCGCTATCCTCAGCAGTTAAAGTTGTTGCACCTGTCAATGTTTCAACTACGCCAACTTGACGCAAAACATCGTTAGACACGCTTGTAAATGTTGTACTCATTTTTTTTTTGTTTTTAAATTATTACTTGTTTAGTTTATTTAATACGCTATCCATAATTGAATGAGGTCTTTTAGAAGCAAGTTTTACTCTTTCAACTGGGTTCGTGTTTTCAGGATTAAATGAAATAGGCTTCGGCTCCTCGCTTAATTCTACTTCCGTTTTTTTCAATGCGCTTAATTCAGCTTTCAAAGTTTCGTTTTCAGTTTTTAACGCTTCTATTTCAGAGAAGAAAGTTTCTTTAACTACGCTTTCAATAGTTTTCTTTGGTGCTGCAGTTTCTTTTTCCGCTTCTACTTCGATTTCAGTTTCTGTTTCAGGTTCTTCAACTTCTACTTCTTCTTCCATTTTCTCTTTCACTTCTTTAACGATACCTTCGTTTTCGATAACTAAAATACGTCCGTCTTCCATTTCATACTCTCCAACTGGCAAAGGTATTTTTTGCTCATCTTCGGTAACTACAAAAACTTCCATTTCGGGTTCGAATGACTCAGCTTCGATAACTGTTACTCCGTCCATTAACTTCATTTGTTCTAACTTTACTTCCATTCCTAAAAGTGTTCGAACTTTGTTTAAGATTTGATTTGTATTCATTTTTATTTTATTTGGTTTAATTTATTTACCGAATCTTGCTATCATTTCTGCATCGTGCAGTTTTTTACTTACTTCTTGATATTTTTTTAATTCTGGTAAAGTATCAGGGTTAATTCCTAATTTCATTGATTGGTCTTTGACTTTGCTATAATTACTACCAGCATTACCAGATGCATCCAATGCCATTTTTGCTATTTTATCTTGAAATGCTTTTCGTTCTGATTGTATATTAATAACTGCTTTTTCTATTCTTACAATATCAGACTGTAAATCTTGGATAGCTCCTAACTCAACTTCGTGTTTAGCTAATTGAGTTTCCTCTTTAAAGAGTTTGTTGTAAACTGTTTTTCTTGTGTTCATAGTTATGTTTTAAACGATTAATAAATTATGCTGTTACTTTTTTATCCATTTTGACGTATTGTTGTTCTTACTCCGTTTACGTCAGTTGTCGTTACTTGTTGGGGTGTTACACTTGCTGTTTTTCCAATTCCTTGAGCGTGTAAAGTTCCGTCACAACATTTTTTTGAGTAAGTGTTGTCATCACATAGGCAACCCCTTCGACCTCCTTTAGGACTTGCTTTGCTAACTGTTCTTTCTGCCATATTATTTATTTCTGATTTGTTCTAATTTTCTTTGCGCCCATTCTATACCAGCATCACCACCCCAAGCTAACCACATTAAACGTCCGCATCCATCCCCTAATTCCTTTTGTGAATTTTCTTTGTGTCGTGCAAAACTTGCCATTCTTGAAATAGTTTCTTCGCTTATATTTTCTCCGTTTGCTAATTGATTTGCTCGGGCTTTTCCTACAGGAGTTCCACAATCACCCCATCCGTTTTCTTCTGCGTATCTTAAAGCTATCTTTGCGTTTTCGCTTGCTTCTTTCGGGTAGTCGTTATAGGTTTCTAATTTAGTATCAAGAATTTCTTTTAAGAATGCTATTGTTTCTTCTCGTTCGTTTTTCTCTTGGCTCATTTCGTATCTATCCGCAAAATATCCCTCTATTGAAAAACCTTTTACTTTTCCGTCTTTTACGTCTTTCCAAACATCTTCGTTATTGACCTTCATTGAAATCATCCAAGTTCCTTTCGGTAAATTAAACCCGTACTTTACAGATTTGTCGTGAACCTCATCTTCGATTAACCAACTTTCTACAACTGACATACCTTTTAACTTTTGGTTGTGTTCATAGGTAGCATTGTTTTGATTAGAACGCATTAAGAACAATTCAGAAGCCTTTTTAACGGTATCTTCGCTGAAATATATGTAATATGCTTTTCCGTCTTTATCTGCCCTTAAAATTTGTTTGTTCGGAACTAAAGCAGCACCCATTAAGATTTTCTTTTCTGCGTCTACTTCTTTTAGTTCTATTTCGTGTTTTGCAAGGGCTATAAAGTTTTCTTCAATAGCAGGTGAATGAACTACTGAAACTGCGTGGATGCCTGTTTGTAAATCGTTTTCGTCAATGATTAATTCGATTATTTTCTTATCCATAATTTTTAAACGTTATAAAGTTGCATTTTGTAACCTATTTCTCTCAAGGCTTAACCCGTTTGCGACATCTCCACTTACTACATAAGCCCTTGTTGGTTGCTGTTGAATTTGTGCTAATTGATTAACTCCCGAACTTCCGATAACATTAAAGTTAGGAGTAACCATACCGCCACCGCCACCGCCACCACCACTTGGAGCAGAACCGCCACCGCCACCAGAAGAACCACCACCCTCGAATTTTTGCGATGCAATTTTAGCAACGTTTACTAAACCTGCTGCAACCGCCAAACCTGCAGCAATACCACCTCGAACGGGTGAACTTGGGTCAGGAACTGGCACAAATTGAGAAGCGTAAGCAGCCGTAGCACTTTGATAAGTCGAAATAATTGCCGTTGCTATATTTGCAGCCTTTTGAATTTGGAATGCTCTGCGTGCTGCCTTTTCAGATTTCTTGCCAAATAATTCAGTTAAACTCGCTATGGTGCTTAAACCTGATAATGTCATTTCAATACCAAAATCTCTATTTCTTTTTTTAAGTTCATTAGCCGCATCCTCTTGCGCTTTTATTTTGTCTAAATATTCTTGATTAGCTTGAACTTTTAAGTCGTTCTGTTGCTTTTGAAATTCAGTCTCTTGTTTTTCTTTATTTATTCTTTCATTCGAAGCATCTAAAACAGATTTAGTTTTTAACTTCTCAATGTTAGAATATTTTTCTTGATGTTCTTTTTGTTTACGTTCTTCTTCGCTTAATGCATCCTCACGTGCTTTTTTAGCATCTTCAACTGCTTGTTTATCTATTGCTTTTACTTGTAATTGAAAACCTGCTTTTTGGTTTTCTAAGCCTTTTAATTCTTTTTCAAGTTCTTTTCGTGTTTTTTCTCCTTCGCTTTTTACTTCTTCTACATTGAAAATTGAACCTGCAATAAACCCACTAAACTGGCTTTGCATATCGTCCAACGTTTTGCTTAAATCGAAACTAACTAACTTACCTAATCCTAATGCCTCAGAAACTTTGTTAGCCCCTTTAATAGCCATATCAATAGGCATTAACATTAACTTAGGTAGGAATAATGCAGCATCTAAAGTAAAGTCAACTATCTTTTTTGTTAGGTTGTAATTTTTTATTGCTGCTTCTTCTTCTGCCTTACTTGTTTTAATTACATTTTGTAGTTCGATTTTTCCTAACTCAATAGCTGAATTTACCTTGGCTATTTTTAAATTTAAAATTTCACGTTCGCTTTTACCTTGCAACTTTAAAATATTGTCTTGAGCGTCTAATGTCGATAATTGCTCTTTTGAAGTTTCAAAGTTTTTATGACTTTCTTCGTTTAACTTTTGTTGTTCTGCTGTTACACCACTTACAGCCGCTTTAATATCATCCCAATAAGCTACAATAGTTCCTAACGCAACTAAAAATAAACCGATACCAGTTGCTGCTAAACCCGTTCTAATTCCTTTTAATGCGTCAAGTGCTACCGTTCCTAATTGTTTAAATGAATCTTTAGCCTCCATTAAGCCTTGCAAACCTTGAGAAAGTGCCATAACAGACTGAAGCCTAACCATTGTTTCTTGAAGAGATTTACTTTCTACTCCAATTAAACCTAATGCACCTTCAAACGCTTGGAACCCGTCTAATACACCGCCTACGGATTTACTAAACGCATTAAATTTAGCA